ATGGCGCCGAATGCCAGCATCATACGCTGCTGTCGGTTCAAATTGCTGAATTGGTCCGTGGCCTCCTGAGGGCCGAAGAGCATATCACCAAAGCCACTAATCAACCCGCCTGACTTTGGAGCGGTCAACTGCTCCTGAGTTACCGGCGCCGCCGCTGGCACAGCGTTTATAGCGTCCTCCACGGCCGCTGGGGGCATGGCTGGCTGCGCAGTTACTGGCGGCGGCGTTGCGGCTTGTGCCGGAGCGCTCGAGTCGTCAGACACGTTTGGACCGACGTCTGGCTCGAGGCCCAAAGCGGCCATCTCGTCGGCAGTTGCCTCAGCACCCGGCGCGACGCCGTTCATGGGGAAGTCCATGGCCGCGAGCTGGTTGATATGTTCTAAAGTTAACTGCATCTCATTCGCCCTTCATATCCATCAAAATGGCTTGTAACCCATAGCCCCGATACCTTGGCCAAACGAGCCGAGTGCCGCCAGAGTATGCCCCGCGCCGCCCTGAGAGCTGGTGCCCATAGATGTGCCGGACACGTTGGTCGTCCCGAAGCCCGCCGGTATCGCCGCGGCGGTGCCAGTGAGTGCGCCAAATTGCGATAGCGGAAACTGCAAGCCCGCCAAATACTGTTCATATGCCGCGTCCAACTCCGCCTGTTGCGGCGCTCTCTCTGCCGAGCCTGCTGTGAGCTGCGCCCCGAGGCCAGCGAGTTGAGACTGCAAGCCTGCACCGGCAGTCGACGCCATCTGGCCAGCCGCCTGCATGCGAAGCGCGTCTTCCGCTGCTGCACGCTGCGTGCCGTACTGCAAGCCCTGCTGCTGCAAGCCCGCCAAAGTCTGACCCATGCGGGCGTCGTATTCGCCTGCGCGCTCGCCTTGGAACACGTCGCGACGCGTGTTGCCGAATGCACCGGCGCCAGTGATCTGGCCCTGCTCTGCGACGATATCCTTGCCGCGCTGCCGCTCCATTGCGGCCAATGTCGGGTCGATAACGCCCTGAGTGAACTGGCCCTGATACTGCGCGATCTGCGCCGCCTGATCTTGCGGTGTGCGACCAGCGAGGCCAGCGTAAACGTCGCCGGCGGCGCCGTAAGCGTCAGCGCCAGTATCTAGCCCACCATAACCTGCGATTGCGCCACGCTCTAAGTCGGTCATCCCAGCCACGCGCTGACCCTCATAAGGCGCGAACTCGGCAGTGCCGATCTCGGTGCCCTTCGGGATCACGACGTTGCGGAGGAAGTCCTCTTGGAACTGAGGCATCGTCGCTTCAGTGGTGTTGTCGATGATTTCCGTGGTTTTGGTTGTGCTGCCCATTTTATAACTCCATCTCGAAGTGGACGTAGGTCTTTTTGAAGAAACCACACTTGTCCAAGTATTTCTCAAACCCGAGGCGACCGTCCGCCTCAATCCCACTCAGCTCTGCTTTACGCGCTAACTCCACAATAGCCTCCAGAGCCTCTTGCATCCACTCAGTAATTCGAGAGCCACCCAAGTGCTCAATAAATAGAGTTTGACGCATGGGATGCTGCATAACCGCAGTGCTGAACGCAGCCACAGGCTCACCCGCAATATAAACGATCCACATAACGGACCGTCTTTCTCGAAAGTTCGCCAAAACTCGCTCCACAGGGACATTTCTTTCGTCTCTCTCTATACTAGCCGCCAGAAACGGCATGCCGATCTCAATTCCGTGGTCGATGTCCTCGGCAACGGCCGGAATGACTTCAACATTGTCTTGGTGTAACTTTACCACGTTATCCATATTTACGCCAGCCTCACCCATGTAACCTCGTGATCGACAGAGTTGACGACGGGATGCCCGGAACTGGCGACGCTGCCGCCGTGTGGTTCAAAAACCCCTGAGTGTTGTCAACCATGAAATTGACCTCGAGGTAGTCGCCGGCGCTGACCTCAAAAATCTGTGTGCGCGACACCACGAGCGTTGCGCTGTTCTGGTGCAGCGCAGTAGTCATCGCTCCATTAGTGGATGCAACTCCATTTACACTGGGCCAGAAATAAAAGTGAACTGTGCTGCTCGATGTGGACGAAATTTGCGCTGAGAATGACAAGACGTATTCCCCGCCCTCCTCAAACACGATCCGCGACGCAGGCGTGCCTTGAGTGATCCCCTCGTTTCCGACCGGCGCGTCATAGGTCAACTTATATGAGGTGTTTGCTAAGGCCGCAGTGACGTCCGCCGTCTTAATAAAATTTGCGTGACCGTCTTCCAGAACGATTTGGCGCCACTCGCCGCCCTTAGAAACCACTGGATATCCAGCCGCCTCATCCCAGAGAAGCGTGCCATTCTCAATCGCCGCTGCGCCGGATGGCTTAAAGACGAGCTGTGTTAAAGCCCGCCTTGTCCAAGTTGAAAATGTACGCGCCCAGTCAAATATATCGGGTCCGACGGACGGCGGGACCGGAGACGTCATCTTCGACCTCCGGGCGCTACATCGACGCGCATGACGCCTACTCTCCAGTCTGCTAAGCGTGCTCCCTCGATGCGCATTCGGGTCTGGCGGCCCGAGAAGCGCACAGACGTCGGGTTAGCCATAGCGAACGGCCCGTGGGACGTCTCCTCACCATTGGGGTATAATCTCGTTTTAAACGTGGCCGACACGTCGCCCTGCGTTAGCTCGTCAGGGATCAACTTTGTGACTTTTGCCAATTGATCGCCAGAGCCTATAGATATGGGTCCAGTTTCTGCGAAAACTGTGGATCCATCATAATTCAAGCCAACCTCGTGCTCATATAAGGTTCCGCCAGATGACATCATCAAAGGGTATTTAAACACGCCTCTATCAACTCCAGACGTCCTGCTCAAATTGCCAGTGACCCAATACCCCTGCTTGTAATTGTAGCTGACATATCTATCAATTTCTGTTGACGACGAACTGCAATAGAACCACCATATTTCACCCTGCTGGCCAATTGATGTGCTCCACGTTTTACTAATTTGAGATCTGTTTATATCGCCAAAGACGTAGTCTTGGACGTCGCAGGGTATTTCCGCAACGCTGGATCCGTTGTACCCGAAGAATGATCTCTGCCCCATCCAGAAGGTTCCGGCGTCCACAGTGCTTACTGCTTTTCGTGAGGCGAGGCCGCAGGCCGTACTGACACGCTCTGTGGAGTATATAAACGGCGCGCCAACGTAGGTCATTCGGTGCATGTCTAAATCAGTGAAGATCAGCGTCTGGCCGCGTCCTCTCTGGGCCGCCATAATCTGACCAGACGTTTGAAGCTGCTGAGAGCCGGCCTGATTTGTGCTTGATGGCGTCCATGTGGTGATGTCTTCTTGGTCGCTCCACTGAACAACCCTCGGATCTCCACCCGCCCCCAAACAGAATAGAAAGCGCTCCTCTGACACAATTAGCCCAAGATTTGACGTTGGCGCGTTAGATATTACTGTTGCAGCGGCTGCGGTGTTGCCAGCCCACTGCACCGCCTTACCGTCATGAGAACTGCAACCTACTAATAAACTACCAAAATTATCTAAAGACCAAGTCGTAGCCTCTTCATAGTTGCCGGTGTCAGGCCGCTCGACGCCATAAAATGAAGTGCCGTAGTTTGAGTATCCATATCCAGTCTGCACAGCGGCGTCAGTATATCCAGATGTAAAGCCGGCTGGGGTCACATCGTAGATAGTCCCGGCCGAGCTGGCCACATACAACTTATTGTGAGATCCTATAGACAGCCACCTTGATCCGTTACTCTCCTCCCAAGCGTGCATCCCGCGCGAAACCTCACTTATTGCGTTTGCAGTCCTTTCGCGCCAACCGCCAATCGGCCTGAGAGACCCTTCGAGCCAGCGCACAAGGTTGCCATCCCTCCACCGGCCACTGCTCTCGTAATCTGTTCCGTTTCGGTAAAAGCCAGCGGGAATTTTTAATGGTGTCAGCAATTTTCTTGGCTCCAGTTATGTCTTCATTATATAGCAAAGTGCATAGTAGGGAGGTAGGTTTGCGTTTGCACCGGAGGAGCCTGTGTCGCCAATAGAAACACTTAAAGTGTGACTGTGTGTGTCAGATAAAGTATATAGGCCAGCGGTAGATTGGCCGCCATCAGCGCCGCCTGCTTGCCCCCCAACGACGCTAAATACCCCGGTCGCCGCCTGAGGTTTAGATGCTGTAAACGTGCCACTCATCGAGTGTGTGTCTGTTGAGCCTGTTGCCGAGTGAGTGTGGTCCACCACAATAGCGTCAGCCGATCCGCCCGTTGCGTCAACCGCGTAAGTGTCGCCGGCCCCGATGACAAATTTGTTTCTGAGGTCTGGTGTGCTTGCGGTTCCATCGCAGAGTGCGTAGCCCAAGGGTATAGCGTCTGCGGCGCCAGACCACATAACAATGACGCCTGTTGGCACGCCCGCAGGTATTGCATCAAGCTGCGTCTGAATATTGCTCGTAACGCCAGAGACGTAGTTGATTTCGGCCGTTGAGGCGGTGACGCCATCTAGCTTGTTGATTTCTGCGGTCGACGCGGTAACGCCATCCAGTATATTAATTTCGTCCGTTGTGGCAGTTAAGCCATCTAGGACAGCGACTTCAGCCGCAGTGACCGAGCCAACTAGCGTGTCAATCGCATCGATTGCTGCGTTTATCGTCGTGCCCCAAGTGTCCTCCGACCCGCCTACTGTTGGCTTCGCCCAGCCTTGGTTTGTTGTGTTCGCCATCTCAACTTCCTCTAAACGCAGTAGCTAGTGCCACTATACACATTTTATTCAACTAATACTAGCTGGGCTTAGTCGGCCAATCGCCGCCGCTGCCGTCTATGTCAGGATAAACAAGGTTAGGCCAGTTGTCGTGATCTGTAATATCCCGAAGAGCCTGACGATAGGTTGTCATGGCATCAGACATGGTTCCATCTGACAGAGCCAAGTAATCTGTCTCGGCTAAGAGACGGTCACGATGTTTACGGTTGCTTGCTTCCAAAGCTGCTGTGCGTGAGGCAACGTCAGCATCCGATAGGTCAACCACCCGGCGTGTGTAAACCTTGCCGTCTTCTAAGTAAGGATCGACA